TGCTTGTTCCATAGGTTGCGACACGAATAGCAGGCCGTACACAAAACCAATTACGACTACTGCGAACACAACGCCTAGTAGTACGCCTACGGTTGCAACCATGCGTGCGTGTAGCTGTTCAGATGTAAAGCGCTCTTTCATGTCAGCAACGATCTACTGGGGTGCAATACGTTGGCCGGGTGCTTGGCTTGCTGTTGTTGCTGCGTGTTGTTTCGCAAGCTGTCAACGCAAATAGCGCTGCGATTGCCAACCACTTCACTACGCCTCTGGCGGTGGTGGTGGTACTTGCACAACACCGTTGATTACTGCCCAGCCGATTGCTGCAGGGTTTTCTGGTGTGTACTCAATTAGGTGCGCCGGGTCATTATTTACCCAGTCAGGTGCAACTACTTCGACATTTACGACGACGCCTTTTGTAATGTCGGGTTCGACTATTGCAACAGTTCGTTCAGCCATGTCTAGACCTGGTATTCAATCCACACGTAGCCGCTACCGCCTACTCCACTACCTGTTCCACCTGCGCCAACTGTGACGGTAATACTTGCGGCGGGTGTGACTGCGCCGCCTGCAACAATGTAAGCGCCATTGTTGCCTACGCTCATGCCGCTATTTGGGTCACCCATAGCGTTGTAAAATCCTGTCGCCGCAAGGCCACTATTTGCTGCACCGTTTTTTGCTGTCAGGCCACTAGTTTGTGTGCTGCCTGCCAAACCACCTGTTGCCGATACCGTGCCGCCGGCAAATGCAACCGACGAAGTGCCGCCTGCGCCTGCGCTAGTACCAATACCGCCGCCGCCCGCAAGTATGTGCGCAATCGCATACGTCACCCCAGCAGGCACAGTAAAAGTACCGCTAGCCGTAAATGCCGTTACTTGGGTCATGCTTCCAAGGTTAGCCCACGCGGCACCATCGTAGTACTGCACTTTGTTTGTGTCCTCTAAATAACACAGCTGACCCTCAGCCAACGTTTTCTCACCAGCACCACCAAATGCAGCATCACGCGCTGTGGTGTCAGCAAACACAGGCACGCCAGTACGGGCGCTGTTATTAAGCTGCGCCGCTGTCAATACCTGCCCAGCGGTAAACGTAGGTACGGTTGTCTGTGCGTTAGCGCCCATACGGTCAGCCTAGGACATTTTCTGCGTCAATAATGCCATAGGTTACGTCATCCAAAATTAGCTCGTAAACAATGGTTGTTGGGGCTGTAAAGAATGTGACCCGGTGACCGCTGCCAAAATCTATGGCATGCTCAACACCCTCAACCGACAGCTCTTGGGCCAACTCTGTTGTGCCTGTGCCAGACGTAAAGGTTTTTTCTATGGTGATTGTGTCACCTATGTCGACTATGGCTACTAAGTCACGCTCAGCCGTAGACAGGCTGGCAAAATAAGTGCCAACGTTTGTGTACCGTGCCTCAGGCTCACCATTGAGCAGGTAGGCCGCCGCGTCATCTATCTGCCCTTGCACATGCAACAGGCTGTTAGTAATGCTCGTTGTCTGCGTAAAGTATGTTGCAATGCTTGCTGGGTCGCTGTCGGTAGCCGTCTTGTCATCTAAGGCCGTTACCACCGCCCGGTTGACTACCTGATCTGCCTCAAAGGTTATGCCAACGGTGTCATACGGTGTGTTTGTGCCGTCATCATGGAAGTCGACCACGGAAGCGCTAAGCGTGTTACCTATGCGGTTTTGGAATGTAAGTACCCCGTCACGCGACATAAACAGCCGCCCAAATTCGGCTGTGTCGTTAATCTGCGACAAATAGGCAAGCACGTTTGTACCTGCAGGCACGGTGTATGCAGCTGCATGGCCTAGATCAACTGTGCCTGTGGCAATGTTTGTTGGCTCTGTGTAATCCACCTCAGGCAGGGCTAACACGGTGGTTATGCGTTCGCCTGACGTTTCTGCCGTAACATTCAATTCGTCTAAAAAAGTTTGAGCCAGTAAATAAAACTGGTCAGCGCAATACACCGACACGGTGTTAAGGCCGCCCAACGTAAACGCGTAGTCATAATTAACTATGTACCCAACAAACAGCGGCTCTGCAACATTCAGCGCGTCATAACGGCTTAGCCGTACCTCACGCATAGGGGCTAAACCCGGTTGGCTAAGCGCCGTGTCGTAATACGGGCTTTGTGTATCAAACGGGTTAAATACCCCGTCAGCAAGCGTGTCATTAAGGGTAAACGTCATTGTGCCAGCGCTGAATTGGTCACCTACGTCTTGGCGGCCTCGTTTAACGTTCACGTTAAGCACCCCGTCTGTAACGTCAGCAAATTGGGTTGTGCCGTCTAACACGTACTCTGTGTTGTTTAGTACGCCTGCGGTGGTGTCATCTAAAATAAACGCGTCTTGCAAAAAACCTGTGTCAATCAGCAGCTCGTAGTTACCTGCCTGTATTACCGCTGTGCCGGGCATTAGGCAACCGCTATGTTTGCCGGGCCTGCAGATCGGTTGTACGCCCTAATTGCGTTAACGACAGCCTGCCCAATTTCGGCGCTGGTAGCTAGGCCGCCCATTACGTTTACGGTTATGCCGCCGCCGCCGCCGCCGCCTAGTCGATTGAGTGGAATGACAGCTTCTGGGCCTGACTCACCAATCATGGCAAGGGTTGGCCCGGTGACTATGCCACCCTCTGCTAATTGCGGTATTTGCGGCACACTAAAACCGCTGCCACCTAACCCCGGTACCCAGCTAGGGAACTTAAACGCCAATTTGCCAATGCTGTTATTCCACAGGTTGGCGATGGTGTTAAAAATAGATTTGTAGAAATTGAGCACCGTTGTTAAATAGCCTTTAATGACGTTGACGCTAAATTCGACACCGTTACTGATTGCGCTAAATAGCGCCTGTACACCGTTTCTAAACGTTTCAGATTTTTGGTATGCCAACACAAACGCTGCAACTAACGCTGCAATGGCAAGTACGACTACACCAATGGGGTTGGCTGCCATAACAAAATTGAGCGCGGCCTGTGCGACTTTGACAATTATTAGCGTGGCTTGATAAATTTTCATGGCAGCGTTTACCGCAATAATTGCGCCAGCCAACGTGCCAACAACGCCTGCAAAAATAAGAATAATCTTTGTGTTTTCTTGCGCCCAATACGCAATAGGTAGCAGCGCATCTAGCAATTCCATCATGACTGGCAACAGCGCTGCGCCAATGCTTTCTTTGGCTTCATCCATTTGTATTTTGAGGTTTGCCATACGCCCGGCAGCGGTGTTGGCTGCGTCTGCGGCTGCACCGCCAGTAGTGCCAGCCAACGCGATCATTACGTCATCAAACGATTGCCCGTCAGCAATTAGCGGTATGAGTGACGCGTCTAACGCTTTAAGGCCTTTCATGTTGCCGTTGTAGGCCTTGCTTAGTGCGTCTGTGACGGTAGTTAGGTCTTTGCCTGTGCTGGCGCTTATGTCGAGCGCTGCGCTTAATAGCTCTTGGCTGTATTCCAGCGAGCCTGTTGACTGCACCAAGGTTGCTAACGCTGGGCGAAGCTCGTCATCTGCTACGGCAGCTGATCGAGACATAACCGACAGCAATTTTTCGTTTATTGCTATCTGGTCATCTGTTGCCATACCTGACCGTTTGAGTACGCCTGCTAAATGTTCTTGCGCGGCTGCATCTTCCATTGCTGCTTTAGTTGCTGACCCCAACCCGGCTGCTAGGCCTGCGATTGCTGCAGCTGCAGGCAACGCCGCTTTTTTAAGTGCAAACCCTGCTTTAGCGCCAGCACCCTCTAAGGCCTGAAATTCTTTAACGGCCTTGTCAATACCCTTGCTGTCAAATTCGCTAATAATTGGTAACAGAATTCCCATTAGATCACTCGCTTGCCAACAGCTGCCATTAGGTCGTTAACTACTTCGCGCATGTTCTCTGTAACGTTGGCGCTGTTTTTGTCATACGTAGGCCACATGACGCGCGACGGTTGCCCAAACAATGCCGTTAACGCGTCAACAAAACGGCTGCCCTGTGCGCTACCGCCGCCACCCTTGCCTGCCATGTCAATAATTGCAGCCGCTGGGTTTTTCTGAATAATGCTGATAACAGACGTAGATTTTTTGCTGGTGTTTACTTTAAGTGTTACGCCTCGACGTGCAGCGGCCTGATCGTAAGGGAATAATTGGCGGCCTCGCTGTTGCCAGTTGCGTGCCATGCCAGACAATAAACGTGCTGGGTATTGCGCTTTCATTGCGTCTGTTGCAGGTTTAACTACGTCTTTGGCGCGTGCGTTAATTAGCTTGCGTAGCTCAGGGTCAATGTCGCGCAACTCTTTAAGCGCCTCTTTGACACCAAACACGCCTACAGATGTGTTGGTTGTCATTGTTTCGCCGCCTTGTTTAGGACTACTACCACAGTAGCCAAATCTTTAGCCTCAAACGGGATTGCTGGCGGCCACCAGCCCGTTGCCACCAAAACTTCTGCTAGTTGGCGGCGGTAGCTGCCGCGTCCGTAGGGTTTGGGTCAGTCTGATCTACCGCCTCAATTTCCATGTCAGGGTTTTGTTTTAGCCACTCTTGCGCGGTGGCCTGTGGCATAGCGCGGCCTGATTGCTTAAACATAAAAAACGCCCACGACACCATGTCACCCATACCAATACCGCGCCCGTCAGTTACCTTGCGGTTTTCTGTGCGTTCCCACTCTGTAATGCACAACAGGTTTGTTAGCACTTCGACTGGTTCGCTGCCGGGTGTAACCGTTACACGTAGTTTGATTTTCATAACGCCTTTCTGTCTATTTGGTTTTAGGTCTTAGTTATGGGGTTACGTCTGCTGAGTAAACGCCGCCCTGAAAAATAATGTCTACGGTTTGTAGCTCGCCAAGGCTGGCGTTAATAACTGGCAGTTCGGCAAGCAGCGCCCCGGTCAACGTAAACCCGGGGTTTGTGGCGCTGTCTGCACCGCTGGTCGGTTTAACAATAACGGTGGTGGTGGTGCCTACTAGCGGTGCAAGTGTTGCATAGGTTTCTGCTGAGGCATAGGTCAACAGCAATGTCACGGTTGCTTCGTGATCGCCCAAACCTTTTACGTAGCTGCGGTCTGTCTGCCCAAACGTGGTGTTGTCAAGCGGCTCAAAACGCTGAATGACGCTCGCTGCCGTGCAAAACCCCGTAAGCGCAACGGCGTTAATAGTTACGACTGGGTTAGATAGGTACTGACTCGTTGCCATGATTGTTACTCCTCTGGTGCTGTGTTTACTTTACGGCGCTTAGACGGTGTTGCGGTGGATACTGCTACCGCCACAATAAAACCACCTGCCAGTAAGGCCTCAACGTTTACGCCCTGTTTAGGCACAAACACGTTGCCGGGTACGCCAACTAGATCACTAACTACGCGGTACTCGACGTGGTGGCTCATGTGGTTGACACTCTCATTTCTACGGTCAGTTCGTAGGCAGGCAGCATTACGCCGCCTATTTCTAGTGTCGTTGGCCTGCCGTCTGTTACAGCCACATTTTTAGACAGGATTAGCGCCGACAGGTTGAGCAATGATCGCATTGCGTCAAGGTTGCTAGGGCCTAGGGTAACGATTTGCAACGGGTAGGTCATGCGTACCGCGTTAAATGTAAACGCCGTGAATGACGGTGCGCCTAGCAGCACACAGGGCGGCACAAGGTTTCGGGGGTCTGTTACCACCTGCAGGCCTGTAACGGTTGTCAGCGTGGCTGCTAAATCGTCTAGCGCCTCGTTAAACAGGTCTGTGTAGGCAACAGGCATTACGACGCTGCGACGGCTGGGCGGTCAATACCTAACAGCTGTTTAATCATTGGTGACAGGCCTACTGTTGGCGCTGTACCCATTTCGTTAAAGCTCGCAAACACGTCTATTGAGCCTCGCGCCCGGTACAGCGCACCGCCCCACATAATCGTTCCTAGCGTGACATCGCCGCTCGGGCTAGTGGTTGGGCTGTCAAAGTACCCGGCCTCAACACGCCGCCTAAACGCCATTGCGTTTACAGCTGACGCGCACACGGTCAAAAATGCAGTATCAGCTGCCGTGGCTGTGCCTATGCCTAGCCAATCCTCAATCTGTGCTGCCGTAATCCATGTGCAGGTAACAGTAAACGTGATTGTGCCTGTTGTTGCCGTGCGATCTACGTCATTTGCGTTAACAGCAAACATGACCTGATTGGCAACGGGCATGTCAACGTTAAACATTGGGTCACCCTCGCTGCCAAGGCCAACGTATTCGTACTGTGGCAATGCGTACACAGTAAACGTGCCGTTAAACGGTGCGCCAACACCAGAAACGGTAATGCTGCGGTCTACCTCTATTTCGTTGTTAACCAACGTCTGCAGTACGGCGTAGCCGTCTAGTAGTTGCTTAAAACTAACCGTGTAGACGGCCATTGTTTAGCCCTCTTTTGTGTTAGCTAACGACGATGTATTTAACCATGTTGCTATCGGCAATGAATGTTGCAACGTAGCCGTAGTAGCTGAACGTGCGGCCCAATGTGCCGGGTACTTCGACTGACAGCAAGCCGCGCACCTGTTCGTAGAATTCGCAAGCTGAGCCGCGAGCCACAAAAAGTGTGCCGTTTGCAAAGTTGCGGTCTGCAACAAGGTTTAGCCCAAATGGGTTAAACGTGTTGGCAACCGTAATGTTTGCTGCGCCAAGGCCGTTTACGCCCATGAGGCCAGCTGCACCCGTGTACGGGAATACTGGGCGCTTATCATTGTCAAGCTGACTGCCTAACTTTTTCCACACGTCTGGCGAAACAAACACATGATCGGGCAAAAAGTTTGTTGCGGTCAAAATGTCGGTTGCTGCGTCGTACATTGCAGCAATGAGCGTGCTTGGGTCGTTTGCGGTTACTGTCCATGTTGATCCTGACGCGCTTGCGCCTGCGGCAATTGCGTCTGCCGCTACGTTGTCGCTTTGCAACATGTATTGCCCAACAAGGTCTTGCAAAATAATTTGCAACGCTGCAGGCGAAGTGAAATCAATGTCTTGCACCGACAAAGTAACTTGCCCGGCAAGCGTGGTTTTGGTAACGACGTTTGACGCAATAACAGGCGTGGTGGCGCTTGCGGCGCTCAATTCCGTTGACTGCGTTGCAACGCTTGGGTGAGTTGTCCACGTTGGGCGAATAAACGTTTTTTGGTTTCCGCCGTCTGGCATTGCGCGTGCGCCGATTGCTGCGACTACTGGGCGAATGTAATTCAGGTTTGCAAACACCGGGCCAAGTACTGGCACAGGCAACAAGCCGGGTGTATCGGTGGTAATCGTGTCACCTGCAGCGGCCTGCAATGCAGTTTGTTTGCTGGCAACAAAATCTTTTACTGCAGCC